AGGAAGAGGACTTAGACGCAGTTATCGCCATTGAGTTGGCATGGTACGCCGAGCGTGAAAGGTTTGAAGCCGAACGTGCCGAGCGCGAGCGCGTGAAGCAAGAACAGGCTCAAGCGTTGCGCGAGAAGGTGTTACGCGATAGAGGGGACATGGACTCGTGATTAGATGGATTAAGATGAAGTGGTATCTGCGCAGACTTGAGCGTGAATACGCCATAGTATTGAGCATGAGTCGCCACCCAGCGGGAAAGGCTAAGCAAACAGAAAAACCACAACAACCGTCGGGCATGCCCGACAGAACGGAGAACAAGTAATGACAACCTATTGGTGGTCTAGCAGGGTTACCGCGAAAGATGTGGCTCACCTGTCAGAAGATGATAAAGCCGAACTACAAGAAGAACTCAATGATGCGGTCATGCGCGTTCTTCAAGATTTCGAGGTGGAATAATGGTTAAGGTTTGGTTCTATCTCGCCAATGCTCAATGGGTGGGCAAGCGTGTACGCCGTTGGGCTTGGAAAGTGTTAGCAGGTCCCGAATGGAACTAGAGATGGAACCATGGGACTTGAGAGTTAAGCAACTCCAGCCATGCTATGACCACTGGGAATGTATGCACTCAGAGTGTGACGAGTGCTTCGATGCACCTATCCCAAAGTCCACGTCGGCATGCGTTTCAACACAAAAAATCGTGCGTCGCTTGGCGCAGATTGCGTTTTGGGCAGGGTTGATAGGCTTGTTCTTATGGGCAAACCATACAACAACACCCGCTCAATGTAGAGTACCAGTCGCGCAGATGTCACAATTCTGCAAAGACCTACTCTTTCCGCATTAAAAAAACTAAATAGCAAGTGTCGGGCGTACCCGACAACAGATAATCTACCAAAGGAGAAAAAGGAAATGCAAAATGGCTGAAAAAAAATGCGAAGTATGTTCACGCGGTGTTCTTGAAGACGATGGACTTTATAAGGTTGTAAGAGACATTCGCGTTGACGGAAGCGCACACCCAAAAATGGTTAAAGCGTGTTACAAGTGCTCCATTAATACCGATAGTTGTAACCAATGTAATACTCGTTACACTGAAACCGCATGGAGCAGTTGGCAGGTGCGAGTTGGAAGTTCAATAGTATGTAGAGCATCTAATTGTCTTGATAGATACTTTTGGACTTGTGCATGCGGTGGCAACGAAAAGTTCGTTTCACGCAACTCAATTTGCAATTATTGCAAACGCGACAAAGATGGCAATAGGCTACGCTGTGAGTGCGGTAACGGTAGTGAGGATAGACCAGTCCATAACTATTCATGCCAGCCGCACCTCCAATTCCACGACATTGGTGGTGTCTTCGACGAAGAGAGTAAGCCGAAGAAGATGTGGATGGGCTTTGAATTAGAGATTCAAATTCCAGGCTCTAATGTCAACGAAGCCGCTAAGTTCGTCAGAGCACAACTTCAAACAACCGAGATTGCTCAATCAAAGTCTGACGGTTCTATCGGTGGTGGTATTGAGTTAGTAACTCAGCCTCACACTTATGAGAAGTACCGAGACCAACCACTTTTGTGGGATACCATTGGCAAAGTTAGGGACGTGTACAACGGGCGCAGTTGGGACCCAGGAACTTGTGGATTCCATATCCACCTAGGTCGTGACGGTTTCAAAGACAAGGCTCACTTGCACCGTTTTGTTGAGTTGGTTTATCGCAATTCAGAGATGATGATGAAATTCGGTGGCCGACGTAGTACCTACTCAAAGTTCGATGATTGTTGGGATTTTGACGAGTGGGATAGGCCAGTCTTTTCCCTTGCCAACAAGATGGATAGAGACAGCCGAGGTGGTGAGAAATACACCGCAGTGAACACATCTAAACCAGCAACGGTTGAAATGCGCTTCATGCGTGGCACCACCAAGAAAGAAAGTATCTTGGCGTACCTTGGAATGGCTGACGCTATTGCCAAGTACACAAGAGATATTGCGGCAGAAGGAAACTGGTATGACTGGGAGACATTTGCGAATTGGGTAACCAATCGCCAAGGAGATTACCCTGAGTTGTACGAGCGTATGCCAAGTATCAAAGACCTGAAAATCAAAGACCTAGACGTACTCAAAATCAAAGCATAGAGAGAAGGTGTACCATTTGCTTGTTAGTTGCAATTCCGCCTGGGAAAACACCCAGTAAAGATGAATTACTAGACGGAGCGTGTCAGAATCCTGATGGATTTGGCTACGCGATTATGGTGAGCGACACGGAGATTATCTCCAAGCGCACCATGAACGCCAATGAATCCATTGACGATTTCCTGAAAGTCAGGGCTGAACACCCTGACGGCTATGCAATGTGGCACTGCCGTATCGCTACGCACGGAACCAAGACAGTAGATAACTGTCACCCATTCCAGTTGGCTCACGACCCGCTTACCTATCTTGGGCATAACGGAATCTTGGGGGTCACTCTTGAGAAGGGTGAGACTCGCTCTGATACCGCCTTCTTTGCCCAAGACTTACTGCCAAGTATCGGTGGCGTTCGTGCTCTCGACAATCCTTTCATGCTCCATCTATTAGAGGACTGGGTAAAGCCCAGCAAGATAGTGGTGCTGACTGTCAACCCAGCCGCAAAAAAGAATTTCTATATTCTTAACAAAGCGGCGGGTAATGAAGATAAGGATGGGATATGGTGGTCGAACTCTTATCACCGAGGGGCACGTAGTCGCAGGGATACGCCACCACCAACACAAAAATACTATCAAGACCGAGACGAATCCTATCTGACAAGATGCTGGAACATGAATACGCGAAGAGATGAAGAAATCTTGGGCATATTTCAACAAGGCGAGTACCTGCCAGCGGAATGCGACAATGAAGATAACACCCACCCAGTAGATGACCGTAACGGTCACCTTCCATACTGCTTCTTGTGCACAATGAGGTTCGATAAGAAGTTGGAATGGACGGAGAGCGACCCAAAAGCAGTTTGGATGATGACTCGTTCGAAGGATGGCAGGAAGGAAATCTCTTACATCCTAATGAACAAGCACGACTTCGCAAAGCAGGCTCAGACAAAGGTCTATTACCACCAAGTAGAGAAAGAATGTGCGACCATTGGGCGCAAAACAAAGTGGGCCTACTGCTTCACCCACGACTTCTCGTGGAATGATGCCTATGGTCGCAACCCAATGTTCCATAAGGCGCCGTCATGTAGCATGGCTGGCACCAATGGCTCACATCCATGGTGCGTAACCCATCAGGTTGCGGTGGACCAAGATGGGGTGGTGCGTGACCCAAAAGTACCAATCCCAATCCCTACTACGAAGAACAACTCGCCTTCGGGGAATGGGGATACTAAACCCACTCGAAAGCAGATTGAGTACAAAGATGCGGGTTGGGACGACCTTGACAATAATTCCATAGACATAATTTGCAAGGCTTGCAAAGGGGTCATGGACTTTGACAGGGTGTGGACATTTGGATATTGTGAGCACTGTAACACCTGTGTGGAGTGCGACACGATTATGGATAACTGCCTGTGCTTTGTGCCAGGCAGGAGAAATACGGGATACTAGAATTCCTGATACCAAATCGGTATTAGGATGTTTGACTGGACTAGTCAAATCAAACTACAGAAAAGGGAACAAATCATGTCAGCAAATACAAGTGCGGCTCACGCCGCGGCAGTATCAGCAGTACATGCCCTAGACGACGCTCACAACGCTGAGAAGGTTGTCATCGTCAAGGCAAAGAAGGGCAACAGCCGTTTCAAGGATTCATCCGTATGGGTGAAGTTGCCAAACGGCAAGTACAAGCACGTCCAGACGGGCGTAACCACAAGCGAGAGCCGCTTGCGGGGATACACAGAGGTGTTCACCGCCTAATACTGGCGCGTTGAAGAGAGTGGGCTACTGGTCTTGTAGATTATACGGTAGCCCACCCACCTTTCGGAATGTCGGGCACGCCCGACGAGTTAGGAGATATTGTGGATGTGAACGAACCAGTGAAGTACATTGGTCCAGGTAAGAGAAAGTATTACCTTGCTAGGGCAGAACTCGCCCGTAACATGGGTCAGAGGGAACTAGCCAAGAAGTATGAAGCGCTCGCAGGAGCCCTACCGTCGGAGGCAGATAATGAGTAACAGGCGCTCGGATAACTGGCCCCTTTGGGTGTTCTTGGCTTGCGCCATTGCCCTGATGATTGGTATGGGCATCAACGGGTCTAAGACAGATGTAGCAAGCCAACATGTTTCAACACAAAAAATTAAACATTCATGGACTCGCACAGACAGCCTTGCCTTCTCCTATGACCAATTACAGGCTTGGACAAATAAACAGTTCGCATGTCTCCAAAATTTATGGGGCAAAGAATCGGGTTGGGACCCTAAAGCACTAGATAAAGTGACCAGTCAGGGTCTAAAAGCAGGGGGAATCCCTCAGTTGCTTGGTCTCAGCCCGTTCACCCCGCCTACAGAGCAGATACTTCGTGGGCTTAATTACATATCGTATAGATACATAACGCCCTGTAGGGCTTGGGAGCACTGGCAAAGATGGAGTTGGTACTAATGGGCCAAAGAGTAAAAAGTAGGGTTAGTAATAAAAATTATTTAGGTCAACGGATTCATTTTCCAGAAGACGTTGAACGCCTCCTCCACCCATATCTTGCAACAGAAGAACAAAATAGAGTTAGATTAAACGACGGGTTTACTCACTACATGAGAGAGGAACCACCATTAGAACTTCCCGTTTCGGGAGGGGTGGGCGGTTCGATTATTTTTGCATTAATGCTAAACGGAGATATTTATTGGCGTTATGCGGGTCTTGGGCGAGGAGCCGAAGAGGTAGCACTTCTTGGCGAATATTTGCGGACCACATCAATGGCAAATTCGGTTTCACGATTTGATTACATAACAAATGGAAGAATCATTAACCACGTGAATGGTAGGTTTTACCATGTGTACTAGAAAAGAGGCGAATAAATGGAAAGAGTAAAAAGCAAGGTTAAAAACAGAAATTATTTTGGACAGATAATGGTCCCACCACAGTCTACGAGGGGAGATTATTATTATCCATCACCGCCGACAATGCTTCATGATGTGAGTCATCTTCACGGTGAGGTGGGCGCTATACCACTTCCTCACGGATTTCTAGATGGTGGAGATGAAGATATTTACTACGCGATAACCAGTATGGGTAGACTTTATTGGCGCCATCAAAACTTCAACTACCGACCAGAATCAGCCTACAATGATGTGATAGCCTACGTCACTTCAACGGGCGAGATAATCCTTAGTAGTGGCAGAACAGGAGCCCCTGAATTGCTTAGAATGAGCGGGAATTGGTTGACATTAATACACGTAATGGGTGAAGAAAGGGAAATTCAATGACACTGGTGAAATATAGGGTAAAAAATAAAAACTACATTGGCCAAAGCGCAATGCATGAAACCGATTTAGCACACTTTTCGTGGTTGCCAAATGCAGCCGCGGTTTATATGCAAATCAACGGCGTCGTCTACTTTGAACTCATTACGGGTTTTGAGATAGAAACACACGCAAGACATTTGAGAGATTATATGAGAGGTCTTGGTGTTTATCCCAGATATGGTCGTGGTTACATAAGACAAACTGCCAATTTGGGGCGTGGAAGATATTACGGTGCCGTTAGGGCCGTGCAAATAAACACCCGCAGACGCGGGCAGATTGAAGTTACAGAGTATCTAAATACCGTAGGATGGCGCTAATGGGCGAGCCAGTTAGGCATGTGATTGATAATAAAAATTACATGGACCAAAGAATAGTTAGCCCAGCAACAAGCGGAGAAGATTTGATATTCTGTGAATGTTGTGATGACCCTTGGGCAGATTGCGGTTGTTCACACGAAGCGGACGAGTACTGCGTATGACTAAAAAAGTTAAAGATGTAATACCTAATAAGAACTACACAAGCAGAACATGGGGAAGAAGGAGAAGATAATGGAAGAGTTCATAGTCACAGAAGTAAACCTCTACAAAGTAAGAGGCAAAGACAAAGATGATGCCCTAGCCAACTTCTATGCCGACGAAGACATAGATAGACATTTAATAGATGTTGAGGTGAAGATTGAACCAGCCTGAGAGGCGCAAGAAACTTGCCGATAAGTTGTACTATCATGGATTCAACAAAGATGATTCTGATAGGCTTGCTGGCAGGATAATAAGAAATCTGGACAATTACATCAACATCCAAGAAGCACTAGTGAATAGGAGAAAACAGATTGGAGACCGCCTGCAAGGCCAATCCTGACCAATGGTTCCCAGTATTGCCTAGAGGTGGAGACCCCAAGAAACGCAACATCAAGGTCACTCAAAAGACAAAGGAGGCTATAGAGTTGTGCAATGCTTGCCCAGTTAAAGATAGATGTCTTGAACTTGGCATGGAGCGCGACAACCTAGAATGGGGAATATGGGGCGGTAAGACCGCAGGAGAGCGCATGGCAATGGCTGGCATGCAACCATCACTAGAGGATTGGAAGTTGATGGAGTTACTCGGCATTACCGTGGTAGTTTCAACACAAAAAAAATACACTGACAATGCTCACCGCGAGCGCAACGAGAAAGGATTGTTCGTAAAACAATGAAAAAAATTATTGCACCGCTAGTGCGGTGGTTGAAATGAAAAAATTTGTTGGTTTCTTAATTGGTTTGTTGTATACCGCAGGGCTTGTGTTCTTCGCAGGTCTTTCGTTCCATCAACACCTATCAATCCCACAATGTCTTTGGATTTCGTTCTTTTACACGGCAGTTTTATCTGAAATTGAGGAGTTGAAATGACCGACCTAGAGATTGTTCAAGAGGCGCAGGAACGGATTGAAAGCAGAATCAAATCTAAAAAATTAGACCTTAAAGAGTTAGATGAAATGCAATCTGCTCTTGGACTTACCAATCTTAGTTTTGAAACTTCAAGAATCACTTACACCGCCGACCTTAACATTTTGCTCGCCCATAAAGCGTTCTTTGAAAGGCATAAGCGACTTGAAACAAATGTGGGTGATTTGTGTGAGATTTGCGAGTATTCAGAATACAGAGCGTCTTATCCCTGCCCTGAATCAGTAGCACAAGCCAAAGCGATTATGGGGGTGGAGTGATGAGCCATGTAATAGAGCATTGTAAATTTCCTTTGCTTTGGTTCCGCAAGCGAGGAAGCGTGTGGGTTTGCACTTGTGGTAAGGCTTATTTTGTAAGCATCGTAGGAGCGCAGGCTGGAAACATGAAATGTTGGGAGGCAATGAAATGACCTACACACCAAAACACACAACCGAGGAATACTTGGCGTGGATTGATAACAAATTAGAAATCCTAAAAGAGCCATTAACGGCTTTAGAGGTAATCTACTTTGCTGGACTCACTAATTCACTTCGCATCTCTCTCCTAGCCAACCGAGATGTGTTGGTGAGGCATGAAGAAAATAGTATTTATGGGATTTCGCGGTGCAAAGTTTGCATTGTGCATACTGGTATAGGACACCCTTTAATGACTGCTGTCTTAAAATTCCCCTGCCCTACCTACCTAGACATAGCCCAACGATTAGACGAGGTGATGTAGGTGAAGTGTTGCGACAGACCATCCAAATGCAAGCACCCATTCTCTTTACTGACTTATGAACAATTTTCTAAACAATTAGCAGGAAGTAATTGGATACAACAAAGCGAGGTGGAAAAGTGAGTAAATCAGAACTGCGCCGACTAGAGATAGTTGCTCCTGGTGCTATTAAACAACTCCGCGAGCAGATAGCGCAGGAGATTGAGGAGTTGCCTTACTACGGAAGCGTTAAAGATGCGGTTGAGAACGCCGCCAAAATCGCTAGGGGTGAGAAATGAGTTACCTAAAAGATTTACCCTGCGCGGGTTGTGGAACTGAAAGCACTTACTACTTCCCCGATAAACCAACGGCGCATTATTGCTATTGTGAGTTTCGGTTTGAGATTGGCGAGCAGATAGCGCGGGAGATTGAGGATTACGCTGAAAAGAATCACCCAAAGCATAAATCAAACATTCTGTGCCAAAGGTGTGACATTACTGCGGCTTATCGCAATGCCGCCGCTATCGTTAGGGGTGAGAACCGTGCAGGCTAAAGATATTTCTACTGAGGATTTCCTTACGGCGATTGGAAAAGCCCTTGCGCTTACCCCCAACATATCCAATTGGACGAATTGTTTTCAGGTTGCAGAAATCCTCGAAGTACCTAAGAAGGTTGCTCTTGCAAAATTTAGGACGCTAAGAAAGCAAGGATTAGTTGATGGATGTGACTGCGGATGTCGTGGAGATTGGATGATAATCGCTAGGGGTGAACATGAGTAATTACTGTCCATGTTGGAGATGCAATATGGAGCCAGACGAAGTGGAGATGTATGAAGAAGACCCAGACCGACTACACGATGAAATGAAGGAGAACCTGCCATGAGCAAGATTATATTGGTACTTGATGTAGTGGAAGGTGTAGACCAAGAAGATGTAAAACTTTATATGAATGAAAAGTATCTTTTCGGATTAGAAGACAACAAAAAATTCATAAATGGTTGGACATATCACCTTGAAGAAGACGTCCACCAAGTAAGGGGCATTGCCCTTGTTGAACTGTAAGGAGAAATCAATTGTGTGATTGTAGTTGCCGAAATTGTGCAGATTTAATAGACGTACCAAGAATGAGAGACGCCGTTGTTAAGTGGAAAGATTCTGGCGAGATGGATATGCGTACCTTTGCGCTTATACCAGACGGTTGGGGAAACGACACCAAAAATCATCCATTTGATGATTTTGATGATGAAGTTTTCTATTGGCTCACGCCAGAAGAGTGGCTTGAGTTTGGAATCGGTTTTCAGAACGAAGATTGGAAGGTGATAGATACTGTCCAGTTATGACTATATTTGTGCAACCTGCGGGGGCACACAAGAGGTTATCAGGTCTATGTCTGATGAAGCCATAGCACCAATATGTTGCGGTAGTGGGATGAACCGCATCTACTCGGCTCCGCCTGCGGTATTCCGTGGGCAGGGCTTCTACTCAACAGATAACAGAAAGAGGTAAATGACAAAACTCAATAGAGAATATATCGAAGAGTTGTTAGAAAATGCACCTGGTCTCAAGAAGCAACTGATGGCTGATGGCATGTCTGACGACGATTACGAGGACATGATTGATTTCTTAACTTCATTGAAGGAGATAGTTAAGGAATAAATCTAATGTCGGGCGTGCCCGACGTTCAGACCAACTCTTCATACGAGGGCTCTTCATCAGGAGTTATGTCCGTTTCTTCTGATGGAGAGTCTTCATCTATCTGAGGGCGGTATCCGCCAAGAGCGTTGATAATCCTTTTAACAGCGCGACGAACTCTTTGGCGGGCCGCTTCCTCAGTATTCAACTCAAGTAACTTAGAGATATCGGAGTATTCATAACCCAATGCGAAACGCATTTGTAACACTTGTTGGTCAGGTGCAGATAATCCAACACAAATTTTGGAAATCTCCGCAAGCATCACTTGAAGATTGTTTCCCTCAGAAACCAATGTCGTGGTCTTCCCTTTACCAAGAATATTTAGAGGTAAGGCGTCAGTATGTCCCAACAAAACGCTGGGTAATAGAGTTTCGACCATTTCGGGTGTATAGAAAAACAAGTCGTCCAATTGGTACCCTAGACTTTTTGCTTTCCAAGATTGACAGTAATCAAGTGCAAGATTCCGTAAAGAACGATATAGTAAATTCTTTGTATCCCGCTCTTCTAAAGCCTCCCATTCGGTAAACTTTCTAGGATGTTTTAAGAACCAAGCATACAATTCCTGGCGGATATCTTCGATGTCGCACATGTCAAACTTCTTGTTGTACTCACTAGCAACATTGTCAACAATGTAAGACCATGGCGCAATGCGCTCCCAAGTTACTTTAACTGCGCTCATTTTTTGCCCTTCTTAAAGAAGCGTCAATACGCTTACATGTTTTACAAACCCTTGCATTGTCTCTTTTTGAATAACTTGTGTTCTCTTTTGTATATTCATGTCCGTGTTTGCAATGAGTTCTGGTAGCCCAACCCGCACGCTCTGCATTTATTTTCTGAGTAACTGCTTCCAAATGTTTTGGATTTATGCAAGAACGATTTTTACAAAGATGGTCTAGCACAAAACCTTTTGGTATTTCGCCAACCGACAGTTCAAACATAACTCTATGTGTCCTTGAATTTTTATTATTAAAAGACACATAGCCGTAACCGTCTTTATGAATATGACCCAACCACAACCAGCAATCTGTTTTTTTATTTATTGCTGTTTTTGATTTTAGATATTCTTTTGTTGTCTTAAACACTTATCCCCAACGCCAGCCGTCTACAATGAATGAGCCGTCTCGTTGGACAGGAATGGCCACAGGAGTAACTGTTTTGCCGTCAACATAGAGAAGGCCAAAACCTTTTTGCCAATTGAAGAGTCCACCTTTAATATATTTAGCCTTAGACCAGTCCATAAGATTGCCAGTCTCAAAGCCGTAGATGGTACGAGTATCATCAGCGCCGTAAGATTGACTATAAGGGACAACAGCCTGACGATGAGTGTGCCCACAAACGACAGACTTGTTAGTACGCTTAGCAAGATTAAGAGCAGTAATACCAGCAGTAGAGTTTTGGTTACCTTCATCGCCGTGCATAAGGAGCCAATCAGGCGCGATTTCGTAAGGGTCTTCATGGTATGTAATTCCTAACTCCTTCATGCGAAGGAAATTTGGTAGTGTTAATTCGGGTAGCCCAAGTAAGCCTGGAGCCTTTAGGCTGACATAGTTGAACAAGCGGTCAGTGTGGTTAGAGCGAGCCATGCGAGTGACTTGGAGTTGCTCAAGGATGCGACATGTCTCGTCACGATTCTTGCCAATAGAACCCTCAAACTCCATGATGGTACCGCGTGACCACTTGCTGATGGTCTGGAAGTCCATCTCGTCACCAACGGTAGCAACCTCGGTGGGCTTGAACTCTTTGATGAATGATGCTATGTTGTTCACTGCGCGCTTGTCGTGGTAGGGAACCTGGAGGTCGCTAATAGCGACGATTACCTTCACTTAGAAGCCTTCTTATGTTTGGTTCCAGTACGCACTTTATTCTCCTTGGCTACGTTTGCCCCATGAGATAGCGGGTCAAGATTACTCATTGTGTCATTCTTAGGACCGCCTTTGCGACCCTTGTTGTTCTTGTGGTCAACATCTACGTTCTTGGGAAGTGTATTTCCACTCTTTTCTTCATAGATATGACGAGCGGCGTTCTGTGTTTCCGTGACAGTTCGCTTACCAACCTTCTTGGCAATGACCTCAACTGGACGTCCGCCGTTTTGCTCGGAGCCTTTGTATGGTCCGTAAACTTTCTTGCCGTTTTCAATCTTTACTTTTGGGTGTGAACCAGTCATGCTTTCATCTCCTTATTTAGCCACTTGACTATTTCTGGGTTGTCTTTAAGCATGTCTATGAAGTGAAAACCAAGCAGGTCTGCGACCTCTTCTTCTCGGAAATGCTTGTTGTTTCTTAACGGACTTTCGTTGATAAGGGCATGGACAATCTCGTGCATGAGCACTCGAAATGTTTTACCCGCTGGTAGGTTTGGCACAATCTGTATTAAATTTTTATCTGGCGTGCACAAACCATTGTTTTCGGTTGATTGGTAGTCATACTTAACTTCGTATGAACTACCATAAATTTTTACTGATATGGGTTGGGTCACTTAGCCCACTCCCTAATGCCGAACTCAACTGCTTCCTCAAGTTCTTTAAGGTCGTTATCGTTCTCAATGTAGAAGTCAAACTTGGCGCCGCTGAGAGCGTGCTCGGACTCATGTTCGTTGACAGCGTTTATGCCCATACGAGAGATACGACCAACCTTGCCACCAGCAGAGCGGATTGCTTCTAATTCGTTTGGGAAGCGAACGTCTGTGATGACGTAGTTTGTACCATCTTTAAGGACTTGAGCCATTACTTGGTCAACCCAAAAGTACTCGCCAAAGACCTCGCGGGCGGCTACACCCAGGATTTGGAGAGCCTCGCGGATATCTGGGTCTTGCTTCACAGCATCCCAGCCAAAGGTCTCTACCTCTGTCTTTAACAGACCACCTTTGTCGGTGGCAAGCAGGAACTCTTTAATCTTGTCAGCAAATGCAAGGCGTTTCCAGCCATGCTTCTCAACAAGAATGTTGGCAATTGTGTCTTTGCCAGATTGGGCATAGCCCGATAATCCAATAATCATGCCATACTCCTTGTCGTTGCTGTTGCTGTTAGTACAGCACCCACTTCTTGAAAGTGCTTGCCCAACTCTTCTAGTGTGTCAAACTCTGTAAGACACACGTCACACTTGTGCTTCATTTAGTCCCGCTTTCTCTAATAGTGCTTCTTTTCCATGCTTTACATAAAAACTGTTTACATCTTCCCCGTCTGGTAACTGAACAACCGTTACAGGGAGTTCTCTCGCCAAACCACGAGCAAACTCAAGCCCAGGGTTATCTCCGTCAGCGAAAACATATATGCGCTCAAAGTCGGCCAAAATCCGTGAGTAATGTGCCTTCCAACTATTAGCCCCAGGAACCCCAACAGCAGGGATACCAACGCACTTACTAAGAGTAAGCGTGTCCAACTCTCCTTCGCAAACCGCAATCCAGTCCCCCGCCCTTTCTACATCTTTTACGTTGTACAACTTGGTTACTGCTCCCGCCATTCCCATGTACTTTGGTTCAACAGCGGGGTTAAGCGCTCTAAATCGGATGTCAACAACTCCAGTCTTCGTAATGTAAGGAATCGCAAGGCGTCCAATATAGGCTTCATGTCCAATCTCAGGCTGACTGACTACGCCTAATCGCGCCGACAAGGCCGCTTCTCTGGTTATACCCCTTTGGTTGAGGTAGTCCGCCGCCATATCTATGTCCTTCGCGTAGTTGGTTGTCGCCTGCTCCAACAATTCTCTTTGCGAACTCGCGTGCTTCGTTGACACTTATTCCCTCTCGTAGTGCGATGATTTGTAATGAATTTCCGCCGACTCCGCAGGCAAGACAATTGAACAAGTTAAGTTTGAAATTGATGCCCGCACTAGCGTGTCTGTCATCGTGGAAAGGGCAAGTGATAGGGCCACTACCTGACGACCTGTTAGCGAGCCAGCCGTAATGCTCAAGGACTCTTCCAATATCTGGTAACTCACTCACAACACATCCCCAAGTCGTATGACCAAATATGAATCTTCAAAAGATTTTCCTCTCGCTTTAATCAAGACTACTGGTAAGACGCTAGTTTCGCTGAGACCGCGCGCCTTAGCGTAGAAACCTCGTTCGCGGCTTGCTTCTCTAAGCCATCCAGGTAGGTCAATACGTCCCGAACTTCCTGGGGCTTTACATTCGATAACCACGTGTTCTCGTTGGAGCCACTTGGATACTGAAACGTCACCTTCATCCTTGGAGCCCGCTCTAGCCAACCTTTCGGCTGAGTAGCCTCTTGCTCTGAACTCGTCCCTTGTGTCAATTTCGTACCCCGCTCCCCGTGCCTTGTGTGTCGCTCTCGTTACCATCTATGCTCGTTTCAGGAACCACAGAATCAACAGCAATAACATCATCTAACGTACCCGTTTCTATTAGTTTAATACAGATTTTATATGCCATTCTGGCATCAAAATTGGTTTCCTTATCAAGACGAGACTTAATAAGTTTTACTAGGTTTGCTTTCATCACTTGCTCTGCCTCAACAAATACGGCTTGAAAAGCCTTCATGTCAATTACTGGCGGTTTCTTTTTGGCTGTCATATCCTCACGCGTTCTCTGGTATGTCGTTGACGTAGCAATACTCACCGTTGAAGGCAAGGTATGCCATTACAGATGTTCCGTTGGCGTCTGCGCGCCCGTACCTGTTCTTCACCACCGCTACTGCAAGTGTGGTACCCACCTGTCCGAGTGTCAGTATCAAGGCAGGTAGTTGCGCTACTTTGCCTTGGAGGGCTGACCGAGGTTGACAAGGGGTCCCCTGCACCGCCTCGGAGGTATGATGAAGAACTAGTACGGCGGCGTTTGTCGCACGGGCTAAATACTTCAACTCTTTCATAATGGCACGCATAGAGGCAAACTCTTCGCCACCGTCGGTGGCTACGTCCATCAGGTTGTCAATCACAATCAACTCTGGGGCTTGGCCCCATACTTCTTCAAATGCTTTTACCTCTTCGGCAATATCTTCAAGGGATGGACTGGACTCAAAAGACCACTGTATATGGCTTCCCCTTGCCAGTACAGAACGAGTCCAACCCACGTCCTCTGTTAACAACCGCTCTACATCTGTCTGCGACTTATTGGTTATCATGGATGCTAAACGCATTGCCATTGTGTGTGCGCTTGAGTCCGCACAGATGTATAGGGTTGGAACCTTCATTTTAAGCGCAAGCGCTTGGGCCAACATAGACTTACCAGCACCAGGAACAGCGGCGATAACCGACAGTTCCGAGCGACGCAAGACAATCTGCTGACTGTCAAATGCGTTATAGCAAGAAGGAAGGGGCTCGCCACCGATTGATGCTCGCCCAACAGAACGAGTTAATGTCTTCATGTCTTACCCCTTTCTCCTAGAACATTGGTTGGTCTATTAGTTTGCTGGCTTGCACTGCTCTGGGCCCTGTGGAAGTGGGCAACTCCAGAACGCGTAAGGCTTCCCCGTCTTTGACGAAGTTCCCGACTTGTAGATTCGCGCGCCGTGGACGCACGTTGGTACTGGTGTATTTGACACTGGTGGTGCCCAACCCGTTCCTGATGGCGCTTGAGGCGCCTGGCTTTGAGTGGAACCACCCGTTGATAAAGGGGCAAGTGTTGACGCACCGTTCAACTGCTTTGCAACAGCCGCAATTTGCGTAGCCAACTCGTCCTCTGAAATGTCACCAAGCAGAATAGCCAACTCGGCACCAGTGTTGGCACGGACGTTAATCATGTCCTGACCAACCTTAAAACTTACTTGTAACTTCCAATCCTCAGCCATTAGTACCCTCTATCTCGGTTGTCGTCTGCAGCAAATCCACCAAATCGAACTGGTGTGCTAAAAACAATTCCGTATGGTGGTTGGTGAGATTCGTTAGGTGCGCTAGTACCAGGCATTGGTACTGGGCGCGTATGAAGGCCTATGAAAGACCTAAACTCGTCACGGGTGATAAGGCCCTTATCCCAAGCCTCAATTAACTCACCCATGGTTGCGTCATCTATCAACTTTTGTCTCCTTCTTTGTAGAAAAATCACAGACCTGATTAAAGTCACAGAGTTTGCAATTTGTTTGGTTAGGTATAAAGATACCAGACTTTCTGGCTTTGTCAAATTGCGCTACCAAAAACGAAAGTTTCTCGTAGTTGTAATCTGACAAATCAATCCAGTCTGACAGGTCGGCCTTGCGGGCCATGTAGAAATTGCCATAACGGACCTCTACTCCGTAAGCAATCTCGATAGCCAACTTGTAAAAACCAAGTTGGAGTGATGATAGATACTGCTCGCTTGAAGATGTCTTTAGGTCAATGATGACCAACTTGCCGTCAACCTCAAAGATGCGGTCAATGATGCACTTGATTTGGATATCGGCAATAGGCACTTCAAGTTCTAGTTCGATTGCTGGACGCCCGTCTGGCGTTGTCCAGATTTTCCAATGTGGATTATCGTTACGCCACTCAATGTAATCCAACACAAAATTTGGACCTTGCTCGTTCCACCACTTGACGTCTTCCTTGTTGGGATTAGCCTTGGTAGCACGACCACCAACCTTGGCTGTCTTTAGGTCTTTATCACCTAGGCAGACTTTCCAAGCCTCTTTCCATAACTGCTCATGCTGTGTCAAAATAAACTCCAATGTGTGTTACCCCATTTTGGGGCGCTAAATTTGGGAACTCACTTGCTTTGAAAATCTTGTAGACCGAGTTGTTGATGTAGACCGTTTCAGGTCTATCTATGCCAATTGGACTCTTGATTTTGGGTAACTCCATGAGAATACCATCCTCTGGACCCCAGTAAAGTTCAAGGTCAAACGGTGCTTCGGTCATAATTTTCCGCCGCTAGGTGGAAGGCTGAACCCCCTACGGACCAAACCGAATCTGGTCCCTTGAGTTTGAGCATGCGTCCAAGGTAGTAAGCCCAACCACAGGCTAGGTATGAGGTGATTGCGGAGTAACTTGCGTATTCTGGTAATGGTGCTTCGTTGTCAATTTGTACTGTCATGGCGGTAGTCTGACACAGTGTTTGGTTGTTGTCAAATTACGCTATAAGAATTACTGTCGGGCACGCCCGACGACCAATATTTGACAACCCGTTTGGGTTGTGTGTATAATTAAATATAAGAGATATAGGAGACGGCTTTGGGGCCGTCTCCGTATAGATATCAGATAGGGAACCTGTTTGGTTCCCATTATATATAGGAGATTTCAGATGTCAAATCTTGTTAAAAACTGGATACTTAATTCCTTCTTTGTGAAAGAAGAAATTAGATTGCGAACATCATCGGCCTATTCAATAGGCCATGAAAGGGGATGGGTAATAGGCAACAAATTTGGCTTAAATCAAGGCTACCAACAAGGATTTAACGATGGTCTTGAATACGAAGACCGTGAAGATGAAGTGGAAATGAACAGAACCGAGTGGGAAATCAACCGAGAAAATCGGGATATTCAAGTGCTAACACAAGCATTTTTAGAACGTGAACAACTTGCAGAGGAACTCAAAAACTATGCCGCAACCTCAGATGTCACACTAAGAATCTACCCATTTGCCAATAGAAACTTCTAGTCCAGAGACGACAAAAGAGCCCCATCCAAGGGATTACCTTGGTGGGGCTTCTTTGTGGCCTTAAAACCGATTCTGGGGCGTTTTAAGGGTATTCAGTAGACCACTGGTACTGGACCAGTTGGGGATTTCTTGTATGCGTAGGCTGGCTTGATTAACTGGAAAGGAGCAGTTATCTTGCCAATCAGGTCATACGGACCAGGAGCACCAAGCGTGTGGTAGGCATCCAATGCTACGTTCGGATAGACGCAGACTGTACCATTGATGGTCTCTTGGAAATACTGCCCAAAAACCCAATCGCACGGCTCTAGGAGCCACTCTTCGCCCTTAGCGTTAGGCTGGGTATAGGTCTCAACATTGCCATCTGCAAGCATCTCTGCTATCTCGTGGCAAACAACCGTGATTAGGCCAGGAGTGAATAACTCTCCATGTACTAGACGGGCTGGGACAATTACCTTGCCTTTGACAATTGTGGCTTTTGTCCACAATGCGGGGATGTAGTGACCGTAAAGGCGTCCAGCGGCTCTTGGGGAGCAATATGCCACTGGGACGCCATTGATGCTTATGTGGTAACCACTAGCACCAATCTTACGATTTGCTTCGGTTAGATGAACAACCCAAGCCTCTGGAGATGCCGTGGTGCTGACCGTAACGGCTGGCTTTCCCACTGCTGTTGTAATCTTGGGTACAAAATGCTGTACCGCAAGGGTCAACTCTCCAAGGTCACCGTTACTGAGGACATCTGTGGTTATTTGGATAGCGGTCATTTGCCCGCTTGGTCTGTTTCAACATCTGGTTGAGATGCGGAAAATTCCAAATCCTTCAAGGTAATGCCAAGGGCTGGAAACTTCTTCTTGAGGTAGAGATTCACAAATGCTGGAACAGTATGGCGGATTTGTGGTACTGCCGCTGCCCAAACTGCCTGAGCGGTCCAGATTAACTCACCCTTTGAAAATGAGGTAATTGAAATACCCTTAGCGCTTGTATAGGCGCGAGCGGCCAAGTAAGCACCAACAGCCAAATGGCGTAAGTACGAATAGATAATTGTTTTCTTCATGGTTTCCCCTAGTTCACTATGCCATTGAAAATGGCTTGTATTTCTGTTTCTGTAATACCGTCTGTGTGTCCACCAGCAATGTTGTAGGCTACGGTAACATCTTTGTGGTTACCCCAGCCAGATACAAGGCGTTGTGGAATCTCAGAAATGGAGAGTCTGTGCTTTGCGATACGACGAAGGTTTGTCTCTTGGTTGATTGCTTGGATTGCTCCGTTAATCTGGGCCATTGTAAGCGGTGTACCGTTCAAACCAGTAAACTCAATGGATACAGAGATTTCGTTCTCGTCCCACTCGTTTACAGCCCATGCTGTGTCTTTTGGCATGACAGATTCAATAGCCTTGCCATTAAGGTCAATTACAAAGTCAAATGAAGCCTTGACGCAATGGTTGTGAAAGTACTCGCCCTCGCCAACGGCTGTATCGCCCTTTACTGCGGTTCTATGGAAATATCCACGAATGATTTTATGGCCATCTCGGTTAACACTCCAGTTGCCTGGGTTGCTTAAAATTACTTCGGTCACATGAACACCACCGCTTCGATAAGGTCGCCAGGGGTTGTAACCCCAGCAAGTTTGGTTACGAGCGCATTGCCCGTATTGACATAAAGTTCCTCGGCAAGTTCAGAGCAGATGTAGCCATCTTTCTCTGCCAGTTTCTTCATCAACTTGGTATTGGCTAAGACCTTGAGTCCGATAATACGGAAAAAAATTGTGAGGATATTTACCCAATTGTATGGCTTGGCAAGAGCCTTAAAGGCTCCTTTAACGATAGCCTCGCGGCTCTCTTCTTCGTTATACCAGATTTGATGTTTGTTCCAAACAATGTTGGTGTACTGTGTGACATAGCCAATGCGTACGCCGCTAGGCGTAGCCTCAACAATTAAACCATTGCCAATATAGACAAATACGTGATTCCACCTAGACAGAGTGCCTAACTGGATTAAGCGTGCTGCAAAACCATTGGTTCGGACAATGCCCAAATCACCAGGTCTTGGTTTATAGTCGGTCATTCTTTAGATGCTCCCATATCTTGTTAACCGTTTTGTTCGTCTCCACGTCAACATCAAGGTCTTTCTTGACCGCTTTGCGGTCTCTTTCACCTTGGCGTGCGTCAGAGTTCAACAGCAATATACACATGATAATGGCCTCAAGTGAGACGATAAGTGTCAAAAGCGAGTACGGATTTGGCTCAACGGGGAGAGTAAACCAAATTAACCACCATAGCGCGTGTGCAAGCATTGATTGGGGTGTTCCCAACCAGTACGAGGCCAGGTCTGCTAATTTGTGAAAAAACTTCACTCTTTCTCCAATGCGTCCAATCGTGCTTCGTGATTACCGTCTGTCTTTGTAAGGTCCTGAACCGTGTCCCAAATCTTGTTAACGGTGTCTTTAAGACTTCCACCGCCGTTAGGCTTGAGTTCTTTGACTGCGTGTGTTAAGTTTTCAAGGATTGGCTTTACATCAATATCGAATTTCTTGTCAACCACGTGGCGGATAACAACAAGAAAGCCAGTTCCAAGGCCGCCAAGAAAAGCGCCAAAGCCTGACAAAATAAGGGCCCAGTCGGCCCAGGAGTTGAGATTCATTAGATTCCTTATGAGACAGTACGGATAGTGCAATACAAAACCCCACCATCACCAGAGAAGGCTCTATCTGGGGCGGTGATTCTGGTGTATTTTTGTTCTTCAATAATGCAACGAACTTGCTCACCAGTGCTAAAATCCTGATAAGTGATTACGTCTCCATCATTTTCTATGTTTTCAAGTGCTGCTCGGTTGTAATCGGCTTGACCGATATAACCCGTTTTGTTGTTATTTCTATCTTTACCAAAATTGTAGTTAAGCAGGGGAAGTTGAATCAGACGTTGACGCTTAACTGCTGGTATTGATTTGAGTTGGTATCCAAAGAAAACATCTTCTGTACCAACTTGTTGTCCGCTTCCAGCGGTTAACTGGAATCTAAGACCAATTGATTGCTGAGGGGAATCGTCGAGAGCATCAATTGCTGTAAGGTCTTCTGTATAGTCGAAGGTGTTATCTGTGCTGATAAGCGGGATAACTGTTTGGTCTGGGCGCACAACTGAGGTTACAAGGGTTCCAAGTTGGTTTGCCTGCATACGCAATTTGAGCAACTCAAAGTGTTTATCCTCAAGAGTAAACTGTCTAATTTGTCCAATTTGAAGGTATCCGTTAGCCACAAGATTTGTAGACTGTTGGTATATTCCTACGCCAGAAATGCCGAACATAAGCGTATTGCTGTTGCCAAGGCTTGCCACGGCAGAACAAGCGGCGGTTACGGTTGGCGTCCTAAGATGGCTTGCGTAACCAAATTGGTTAGTTGCAATCTCTTTGGAAAGGTCAATCTTGACCAACCCAGAACAGAATGTTCCGTCGCCATTGTCAATGTAGTTTGTTACCGTGCAGTAGGCATAGCGGTCTTGGAAAGCAACGCTAGTAACTGGCGAACCATTAAGAACGCTGTTGGTAACGGTGTCAAAACCAGATGTGACAAAGGAAAGGGGGCCGTAGGTGATGTAGCCAGACGACAACCAACCAGAAGTATCAATCTGTCCAACACGCACACCCTTGTTGGTACCGATAATCAGATACTTGCCAAGGTATGAGCCAAGGGCGGTTACATACTCTCCTTGTGGCATTTCTGCCGCCGTGAGTGCTTTGTTAAGCAGTGGCACTGCTCCAGTGGTGTCAAGAGCGAGGCGAAAGATTGCCCCAGAGGTTCCAGCATAGCCAGAGACGTAGATTGCGTTTGGTCCATCACAGACTCCAGTCCAAACCCATGTAGAGGATGGGTGTTGATAAATTGGCACGTTGTTGTTGGCGACCATAACGGATGTGCCAAGTGTACCAGAGGCGTATGCAATATCTGCGTTAGTGTGGGCAATGGTAAAAGAGGTTGGGGATGTAATTGAGGTTACAACCCAAATGCCAGCATAGGCGGCGTTAAGCAAACCACCAGAAAGGGTAACCTGATAGCCTACATTGTAGTTATGCGGGGTAGCAGTCCAAATTGTGCCCACGTTGGATACAAGACTTGTGGCAACAATGTTGAGGGTTGAGATTGGGACAACCTCATATACGGCATTGTTGATGCCAGCAATTACGCGCTGTTTGGCATAGCCAAGTTTGCCAGCGGTTATCGTGCCAAGTGTGGATGGGTTGGTAAAGATTATAGAACCAGCACCACCATTAAGCAGACCACGATAAATGCCAGTAGCGTTGATGGCATACCAGTAAAGCCCGTCTTGGGTAAGGTCAAAAATGTTTCCAGTTCCACCCCAGTTAACGGTGGTTGTGGTAGTTCCATTGTACATATACAGGTTGGAACCATCTGCAAAATACACCATGTCTACGCCAAGATAGTTGGCTGAAATCATTATTGGTGTGTTAGTAACAGTTTTAATCTGGGTTACATCTGGGAGAAGCGTTACACGACCCGCATTAAATACCTCAACACCAGCCGATTTATGAAAGCGGTATTGGACATTCTCGCCCATGATAGGTTCTTGGAAGCGCGCACCTGCTCCATAATGGAATGAAGATTGTGACCTAAGCCACCAACCAGTGATACTTTGCTCACCAGGCTCTTTTTGGGTATCTGTCTGTTGTTTTCTATATGGTGCTGTCGAACGAGAATATGGATACTTTTCATCTGTGGCAAACATAAAAGGGAGTCCGCCAATAGCGCAATCATAAAAAACATCAACATTTTGCCATGTTGTGCTTGAGCCGTAAGCGTGACCAATTGGTACAACTGGACGCTCGGCAATGTGAATAGATGCGCTAGTCACTAGACTCCCTTAAATTTGTTTATTAGACTGTTGGTTCAGCGGTCACATCAGAATTGGTCTGAGTTACCTCTGGTGTTGCTTCAACAACTGGTGCTACTGGTGCTGGCACTCCATTAACTGCCTCTTCTTTGCTTTGAGGCGGGAATGGTCCATTTGGATTTACAACGTAAACCTCATAAGCCTTGGCCCATTTATCTGCTTCATCATGCGAACCAAAAATGTCACCATTTGGGTATGTTGGTTGGTAAAGAAATGGAATATCACCTCCATCGCTAAATACACTGATAGCAAACACATTATTGTCGTCAATTACGTATGTCATTTTATTCCTTAGTAGGTTGTAGTTGGCTGTGAGTAAATACCGAATGGATTGGAAAGAAGTGTTGATGTGTGACCATACGTATCTACCATTAAGTTAGAACCGTTGAAAGCAACTGAGTTGTTAGGAGTTATGACTTGAGGATAGGTGTAGTAATTATTCCAAATTGCACCAATTTTCCAGTTAATTCCATCTGTCGAAAAAATAAGAAAGTTTTGGTTCAGATTTGTTATTGGTTGAGCAGTTCCAACTGCGAAAAATATTCCTAATGTTGCATTGTAATAGACTAATTGTATTGCAGTAATTCCACCAGGCGCTCCATTTGATGTTCCAAGTGAACGCTGAGTCCAAGTGATGCCGTCAGGAGAAGTTTGGTATGTGGATGTTGCATTCGACATCACGACAAAAAGAGAACTGCTTGCCGCCAAAGTTGGTGCCCCTGTCAACGAATAAGCCAAAGTTCTAGCGGTCCATGTAATGCCGTCAGGACTTGTCGCGGCAGCAGTTCCAGAAGCAGGAGTGGCAAGAAATGCAGTTCCATTCCAAACAATATATGCCCAAGTTCCTGATGTAATAGTGCGATTTGTCCAAGTTGCTCCATCAGGAGAAGTTGCGGAAACCGTAGAAGATGCCCCACCAACTGCGGCGAATACTGTTCCGTTCCACGCGATTGCGTTCCATACTTGCGATGTTGGAAGAGTTCGGGCTGTCCAAGTAATGCCGTCAGGACTTGTCGCAGCAACAGTTCCAGAAATTCCCGTTTGGATTGCGAGAAATACTGTTCCGTTCCAAACGATAGCCCCCCAACTGGCCGAAGATGGAAGTGCGCGCTGAGTCCAAGTCAAACCATCAGGGCTTGTGTAAGCGATTAATGTTCCGCTGACAACGGCGCAGAAAACGGTGCCGTTCCACGCGATAGCCGCTGCGGCTTGTGGGATTGTTCCATTCGCCCAAGTGCAACCTAGTGACATATTCTTAATCGTCATGGAAGTTGCAGATGCCGCCACGGTTATGACCGTTGGGTTAGAGTTTCCTGGGATTAGGTAAGAAACCGAGTTGATAGTGATTAGCATTGGATAGTCAGCAACTACCGAGTAAGTATTAGCAGGAATTGCGACCGTGACAGTCGCCGATGCAGAGGTCTGAGTGGCATTGAGAAAAATGGATTGGGCTGGAGCAGGTGCTCCAGAACCTCCAGCAGAAGTGAGTGTAACTGTCATTTATGCGACCTTCCATCCATAAGTGGTTCCCGTATAGAGCAATGTAATTGAAAAATAGTTGTAAGCAAGTATGAGGTTTTGGACAGAACCTTGGAAATTAAGACCATTGGGATTAACGGTTACGTTATTTGTTTGCGCCTGACCAGAAATATCAAGTATTCTTATTTCATCTCCCTGTGCGGGTGTTGCTGGAAGTGTAAGCGTCCAAGGAGAAGATGTGGTTAGAAAATATTGGTTACGGGCAACAAGTGTAGTATTTCCTGCTATTGCGGTGTTTGTCCATGGAATGATGTTGTTACCTGCACCAGTGATAGTTTTATTGGTAAGGGTCTGAGTATCAGTATTACCCACAACCAAGCCAGTAATTCCATGAACTGCTGTAGAAGCATTTACGTGTGCATTGGCTTCGCGCATGTCACGAGCAATGAGCACATGACGAACTGTCGCTCCAGCATTGTGGGTGATGGCAGTTGTACTATCTACTCCACGTGAAATTGTGGCTACAAGACCAGCAACCCCTGTAACATCAACCAACTCTTCGGCAGATGTTCCATAGTCTAAAGCCAAGGTAAAAGGATAGGATGTGGGCCAGCCAATTGTGGCGCCAACCGACATGCTTGTAGCACCAGTAAGAACCTGTGCTTGCAGGGTTGTATCCTGCGCCACGCTGGAGTAATAGCGAAGTGTCATTTATTTTCCTATCTTGTCCTGTGAATACGTGGAGGAAATTGCTGTTGTTGACGTCTAACTTCCGTCAAAAGCCTGTCTTGGTACATCTGCTTTAGTATCCTCGAAAGGTTGGCTCCAGTACCGACTGGGTTGGCTCCTTGACCACCTACCGCGGCTGCCTCTGCCGCTACTGCCGAAATACGGCCAAGGTCTAGAAAGGCTGCCACACGATAGGCTGCCCCAAGGATAACAACCTCACGACATGAGGTTGGCAGGCCCGTGGTTGTCTCAAAGATATCCGTCAAATTTACCAAAGTTGGTGGCTTGTTGGTGTACCTGATAGATACCGTTCTTCCAGCCACAATTGGGCTGTAAAGGGTTATTGTCTTGCCAGTGGTCCAAGTGGTAGGGTCGGCTGTCAAATCAAGTCTGTAGTCCTTTATAGGAATCCACTCTTTGGTTGGACCAACTGTCTGCCATGCTACCGAGATGACGTTAATTACATCTGCTGGGATGGAATAGGTATTTACCGCTGGGGAGAAAGAAAAGGTTGTTGTTCCGATGCCATAAAGGTCTGGGTATACAGCGTCAATGGCGGCATTAAGATTACGTTCAATTTCAAAGCGTGGGAAGGTGGGAGCAAGGGTGATGCGAGCACCAGCGCTGTGCGAGGCGGCTGTAGTCCCGCGCATGCCGCGACCATAGGCGGGAACTACGGCCGTATTGGTTAAAGGTGACCAACTATCTACCCAGATAAGTTCATCATCTATTTCAACCAAACCTCGTGATACCTGGATGCTTCCGTTGGTGACAAATGTAAGGTCACCTGCGGCCATGCTGTTGGTAAGTGATGTGGCCTGGTCTTGGGTGGCTGTATAGCCCGAAAGGGTAATTGCCGTTTCGTTGATTAGGTCTAAAAATGTTGATGTCATTACGAGACAATCCTCCGAGCGGCTTCGTCTTCACCAAGTCCCATAGTGTTGTTATAAATCATGTTCAAAACCCCAGGGACATCAAGATAGAGGTTTTTGCCACCATTGCGAAATGCGTAGATGGCGTTTAGAGCGTCAATGCCACGAGACACTTGAACTCCAGTTACGTTTTTGCCCCATGTTGTGGCGGCACCGTTGAAGTCTAACTGTGGCACTCCATTGAGCAAAGTGCCAGCAAGACGATTAAGATGATAGACTGTTGTGAGTCCGTCTCCTGCGGCCATTTTTGCTCCTTAAATTACTTGCTATTACCTGGGTTGTTTGTTCCACCTACACCATCATACTTGCCGTACTTATCCTCTGGACGGCCAGTCCAATTGGCTTGCTCCAACCCCTGTGGGGTTGTGACGTTCTTACCGCATCCGCAACTAGCGCACATTGTTTGCTCCTTATTTGACGTTATCTAGGAATTTCATTACTTCTGCTTTTTCAGCAGTCATTGTCTTGGCGCTACCCATAGTGTCTGCATTAAAAGCCATGCCAGACCTATCACTTGCGGCTATTGCCTCGTCAATATGTTTGCGGGTTGTACCCGCTGGTTGTATACCTTGTTTGCGAGCAGACCTGTAGTCGGCCAACTCTTTGTCCCACTTTTTCTGAGGCATTGAGTTAACTCTTGAGGCATCTCCAGGGTTCAATTCTAATGTCTTGACTTTACAAGCAAAGCAACCTTCCACGTATTCAGTGTGAAAATGCTCTGGTTCTTTATCTTCAAACTTGGGCAATTTCTTCCAAGTAATGTCACATTTGGTGCAACCATAAAGGGTAACTATAGACTTGCAATTACGCTTTCTGTCTATACCCCATGTGACAACCTTTGGTATGTGATTGCAGTCCATAAATCCCCTAAGAAACTGTGATGTAGGCGCCATAGCCCGCTGTAGTCAGCAGGGACACTTCGTTGGCTGTTATCGAGTAAACATGCCCACCTATGTATGCGTAACCACCAGCGGCTTGTGCGTTGGTAATTTCTGACACTTCAAATGTGCGCTTTTGGGTGGGGACTCCAGCCGCGGTAACAATGAGTGAATCTGCACGGTCTAACTTATAGCGATAAAACAATGAGTCAAAACCTGCTGGACCCTCGCGGGTGCTAGGCATTGTAAATGTGTATGTCGCCATATTTCCTTCTTGTTGAGAGGTAACCCCCTCCGAAGAGGGGGCCACCAATTTTTATCTAACTACTAGGCTCCAGTGTGGATTGAAGAGGTAGTTTCGATACGGACCAATGATGGGTCGCGGTAACGCTTCCATCCAAGCAGACCGTACCATCCGATTGGACGGAAACGACCCAACTTGTCAACGATTGGTCCAAGAACCATGTGTGGCTCTTCTCCAACCGCTTCTGCCAATGCTTGCTTACCAGCGAGCAGCGTACGGAATACGCGAACACCACCAGTAGCGTTGACATAGGTTGGTGTACCAAATGTTCCAGATGCACCAGTACCACCAACGCCATCACGGAAGTTGGCCATACGAGGTGACTCTACGAACATTGCACCTTCGTAGGTGCCGATAGTACCTGGCCAGAATTGGCTTACGCCTTCTGACGCGTACTTGTGGTCATCACGCCATCCGCCAGAACCAGTCTCAGCACGAAGGTCGTGTGAAACCTCTGGGTGGATTCCGCACCAGTAGTACTCGCCAGAGCGAGGAACTACGTTGTTGGCGCGCAACTTGGCGACACCGAAGCGGACGTCACGTGAGTGGAATGTGTCTGTTGATGTAACAGTCACAGTTCCAGCGGTACCTGATGTGAAGTTACCTTCATATGTAGATACGCGGCTACCAGAAACTTCGCCGATGGCATTAGGGCCACCAGTGAGTTCTTGAAGTGCAACTGTGTCCAAGGAGTCCAACATGTTGAACGCGAGGATGTCAACCAGTGCTGGGTCAATGTCTGAGAAGGCAAGGAGTTCCAACTTACGGGTTGTAAGAGATGCGTTACCGTACTCATTGAGTGTAACGGTAATTGGGGTTGTAGAACCGAGTGCTACTGCGTCTGGGTCAACCGTCTCAGTAAGAGCAGTCGTTGCGGCGGTCATGTCATTGTAGATGTTAAATACAATGGATGAACCAGGCATTGCTTGCTGTACTGGCTTCTTGTCCGCAAGGTCGCGGACCATAGGTTGAGCACGGAGCGCCATTTCGATGTAACGGTCATAGGCTGTTTGTACAACGGATGTACCAACCGAGGACGTTACGGAGTTATAGGCGTTTGCCATTTACGTTTATCCCTTTCGAGGGCTAGAATGGACTATCTGATTGGACGACCTGGAGTTTGGTACCCAAGACCAGTTAATGCGTCAAGTTCAGCCTTGGTCAAGTTAGGGTCACTAAGTTTGGCCGCAAGCGCTGCTTGGTCGCTTCCTGTGGTACCAGTCTGAGTAGCGGCGTGAATACGGGCTGCCGCATCTGCTGCTGTTTGTCTCTCTGGGTCTATTTGACCATCATTAGGCGAAGTGGTCTGGAAGCCGAATACATCAGCATTTTCAGTTAGCCACTTGTCAATCTGGTCTGGTGCCGTCACATCCGCAGGAATGAACTTTGCGATTTGTGGCTTGACACCCTTTGTTGCTAAAGCAGTTTCGATTTCACGAGTCCGCTCTTTTGCCTGGTATTTGGCAAGTTCTGCGGCCGCGGCATCGGCACGGTCCTTCTCGGCCTTTAACGCCTTACGAAGTTGGGCTGGACCCTCATTCGTATTTGCTGGCGCATCAGGTACCTCAATGGTGTACTCATTGCCTTCGTCATCTGTTACTGTCTTTGTTGCCATATCTGGCTCTCCCTTATTGGTTAAACGCAGGCCTAGTTGTAAATCGGGGAATAAACAACTGCTCCTACTTCCAGTCTTATGTTACGTAGCACCGACGCTGGCGGGTCGGGCAAGATTAAAATGCGGTGACTTCGCTACCGCGTAGTGAGTTTTTATCAACTCCAGAAGAACCAGAGAACTGGTTTACTTCTTGTGCTTTTAGGTGAGTAAGGTCAACTTGAGCCTGTGCTCCGCCTTGACCACCAAATGTAGCCGCAACTAATTGAGACTGTACATTGTTAGGGTCTTTGTAGATTGCCGCTAACTTCTGGTCTGTGTTAAGTTCAGTTCCAATTTGACCAAATCCCTGTTCGGCTTGAGATTGGGTTACCCCAAGAGCCGCATACTGCTCGGCTGTAGCCTGGTCGGTTGCAATGTTCTGACGGTTACCAGCAGCACCGAAGGTAGCGGCGGCTGTTTGACGTTGCAAGAGTGGCAAAGCGGTTTCTGGGTCAAGTGCGTGAGCAATCATGTCACTAGGAGTAAGCCCGTAGTAATTTTGAAGGGTCTGGGTGTAAAATGGGTCTTGGTTGGCAATGGACTTGGCCGCTGTGTTTACACGGTCTTGAAGTTCGGTTGGGGCTATGTCACCACCAATTAAGTTTCCAAGTTGTTCTTGGCTTGAATAAAACCCTGCTGGAACACCAGCCGCGTGAAAAATGTCGTTATATGAATTTTCCGTAGCAATGTAATCAGCCGCACTTAATGGCGTTAATCCGTTGGCTATACGGCCATTGGGACCGTAGTTGCCAGAGAACCGTGTCTGCCATGCTGTAGCAAGACCAGAGATTGCTGGGTCAGAATTCTTAATCGAGCCAGGGTCTTGGATAATTGCTTGAATGGTAGCGGCATCGTAATTGCTTTGTTGAAGTTTAAGTATGCCATTGCTGATAGAACCATCTGTATCAAGACCATAACCAGAAAGCGTTGACTTTAATAAGGCAAAAGCGTTCTGGTTACTTATTGTGTTATTAGCGGCATCAGTAGCGGCTGCATTTGCTGCGGCAGTTTTTGCCGTACCAGATGCCAGTAAGGCCGATGAATAGGTTGCAAAAGCACGCTGGTCTGTAAAAACGGTTCCATCTGAGGCGGTCCAGGTTTGGCTTGGGTCTGGTTTGGTAGTAGTGGGTGGTTTAACGGTGTCAACCGTTTTAGGGTCAATACCAGGGTCCATGTCTTTAACTCGTGCAGTTGTCGCCATTAGTGCACCAATCCAAATCCTTGAAGAATAGAACTGGCCGTATCCATCAAACTGTTACGAGCGTTGCCAGTAGTAAGCCATTCTGGAGTAGCCTTGATTTGACTCATAAACTGGTCAAGTGGAAGTGGGTTTGTCCCATCACCCTGTAAGGCTTTAGTAATCAATCCATTGGTTCCAGTGAAATCACCAAGAGTGAAGTTGTCTGCTGGCTTTTCAAGCAGGTTGGATGCTGTTCCAAGGTATGAACCAGCCAAAGACTGCACGCTTTCGCCATTGGCTATCTGAGCGGCAAATGGCTTGTAGAGTTGAGCGGCCTTGGTACGCATAGCGGCTTGCTCGCTATCAAGGGTTGTATAGCCTTGAGAGATAGCATCAGCCGTGCTGGTAAACCAGTCACCAGTAGCCTTGCCTTGTCCAGCGGCTCCAGTCCATTGGGATGGAAGCGTATTTGGGTTAATACCGTATTGTTGTGCGTATTGCTTGAGGCCAGCGGCAGTTGTAGCCAACTTACCTTCTGGAGTAAACTTGTCAGCCTGGGTGGAGATAGAAGCGTGAGAAGCCACAAAACGGTCAAGTGTTGTCTGGTCTGGCGTATTGCTAAAATAAGCCTGTAAGAACGTATTGGTTCCGCTGTTGCCAGCGGCGGCGGCTTTAATCTGGTCTGGGGTTGGATTATCCCCAAGTGATTGACCAAAGATAGATGGGTCATAACCTTGACGTAGGGCAGACTCTTGAAGCAACTTTAACTTATCGTTGTATTGCTGTGCCCAAGCCTGCGCATTACCATAAAAAGCAGTGTCGTAATCGCGTGTAGACTGTCCAACTTTTTGCCAATTTGGGTCCGCATGTATAGCCTGAGTAAACTTGTCAGCAGTCCAGCCACCTTTGATGGCTTGGTTAAGGTAGTTTTCCATCCATGGTGTGGCAGCAGCCCAGGCTGCAATTCCGCCATATTTTTGGATAAATGACTTCTGCTCAGCATTAGTTGTAGCGGCATCCCAGCCAGAGTTTTCGCCCATTGGCGCATTAGACGGAGTGCCTAATTGTCCCGCGTGGGTTACTTGGTCTGGAGTTTTACCACCAGTACTTTTGCCGCTAGAACTTTGACCATTGAGTGTCTGTGCCGTACCGCCAGTATTTTGATTAGCGGCAACGCCAGTTGCGGGGGTTCCAACACCCTTACTCAAAGATGCAATTTGGGCATCTATTTTTGAAGTGTCTTCACCAAATAGTACTCCGATATCGCGTTGCTTTTGCAATGCGGCCAACTGCGCAGTATCCGAATTATTTTGTAAATTTGTTGCATTTTTATTTTTAAGCGCGGTATTCTGTTGAGCAACATAAACATCGGCATTTTTCTTTAATTCGTCAATACCCTGTTGGTCATTTTGCCATTGATTATAGATAGCATTTTGTTGCTTGTACTCATTTGCCAACTTTTGGATTTCGGGACTATTTGCATCTTCACCCTGAGCAATCAACTGATTGCGTTGTTCACGAATCTTTACAATCGCCGCAGATGCGGCACCAGCCTGCTCAGCCGTATATTGACTTGTTGGGGTTGCCTCTTGAAGTTGTGTTTGTAATTGGGCAATTTGTCCCTGTAAATCTTTAACTTTAGGATTGCTTGCAGAAATTAAATTCAAATCATTTGGGTCACCATTGGGATTGAAATTTTGCAGTTGTTCCTTGGCGCGAGCAAGGCGCAAATAAATGTCATTGTAGGAAAGTGTTTGTGACTTAACATTCTTTTTATCAGCCACTAAATGACCCCTTAAACTGGTCTGCCATGTTTTGCAGAGCGTTCATGTATGTGCCAGCAATGTTGTATTGCCGTGCTTCGCCTGTACCGCGAATAATGTTTTGAATAAATGATGTTGGGTCTACACCCTGGGTAAGCATAGAACCAGTTTGCGTAAATGGTTTTGCTGTATTCTGGTCGTAATTCAATTGGCTGTGTTGCAAACCAGGGTTTGCCTTTTCAGCCGCAAGAAGTTCTTGACCATAGGTGGCAATTTCTTCTGGCGTAGCCAAACGACCAACCAATTGTTGCATAGCAGAATTAACGATAGATGCAACATCTTGTGGGGATGTTTGCGTCTCGTAAGTGGTATTTACAGTTTTTGGTTGGTAGTTAAGGCTTACGGGAAGTCCATTTGCACCAATTGAACTAGTTTGTCCATTTGCGGCGGCATACCCCTGCCCAAAGGCAGATGTGCCACTTGCAGTATTTGCATTTGGGTTAATGGGCGTATTGCTTACTTGTACCGTTGGTGTACTACCACTCATTAGGTCACCTTCTTAAATACGCCGTTAATAACATTTGCAAGTTCTGGATTTGTTACAGCAAGGTTTGTTACATAATCAAACCAAGCATTTTTAATCCGTGAATACTCTGGTGTAAACCGAAGTCCATGGTCAATGGTGTTTTGCTGTAGCAAAGCATGATAATCTGCATAACTTGCCAACAATTGCTGTATTCCAGGGGCTTGTGGGGAATTGCCAAGTTGATTCTTTGCATTTAGCGTCTGCAAATCTGTCAATGCTTTTTTGGCATATTCTGTCCGAGTTGGATTCAAATAGTCAGCATACCAAATGGGGTTACTTTCACCATACTGGGCAACAACATTTTTCCAAACAGTTGTAGCAGTATTTTGGGCAACCCGATTGCCTGTAGCCTGAGCGCTCTTCAAAACATTCTCGTAATCTGCCAAAGAAGGGCCCAAATCAG